TCACTAACTACCATCAGCAGATGCAACGCTGGGCGAACACCCCTGTGCTTGTGAGCAATGTCAAAGCTATGCTTGAATCACTGCTAAAGTCTGACCGTACAGCAGACAAGATGCTTACCCTGTACAACCAAGAAGCTGGTGTGCGTGGTGAGAATGCATGGGCATTGTATTCTGCCTTCACTAACTATGCCAGCTATGCTGATGAGCGTAATGGCTTCAAGCTGCGTAACACTGGCGGTGATACCAACGCTGTTAACATGTTCAAGCGTGAGCATGAAGTGTCACAGTGGATTGAAAGCAAGCAGTTCAAGGAGTTGATTGCAGCATGACACGTCACATTATCATAGACCATGATGATAACGAAAAGGTATCTTACTGGACACTCAGTGAGATACTTACCGAAATCAATCGGGATAGGTCTTCCGAATGGACAGACTATGATGAGTCCGATTGGCGTGAGGGATTAGAACACTGGACTAATCTTGAGTACGTTGGCAAGGAAATTGAGAAGCAATTTTGGACTGACCTCGCAGACAAACGAGATAGTATGCTTCTTAAATATAAGAAGGAGATGGGTTTATGAACACTGTAAAACATCTTGTGGATAAGTACTACAATTCCAATGATTTCAAGATGTTACGAAGCAGAACTAAGAAAGACTATAAATACTTTCTTGGCATCATGCTAGATGATTTTGGCTCTGTGAAATTTTGTGAACTCACAAGTAAGCAAGCCAAACATGCATACGAAGGCTGGGTTGAGCGAGGCATTAGCCTTGCCAACCACGTCTGTACTGTGTCATCTATCCTGTTTCGTTACGCTATTGACATGGAGTATGCAACAGTCAATCCCTTTGCCAATGTCAGGCGCAAGACACCACCACAACGCAAGGTTGTGTGGACAGAGGATGATGTACGTCAATTCCTTGACACTGCCTATGGCGAGTTTCAGTGGCGCAGCATTGGCCTGATTGTACACATGGCATACGAGTGGTGCCAGCGTCTAGGTGACATGCGTCTGCTGACGTGGGATAACATAGACTTGGAAGAACACAAGCTATATCTTGAGCAATCTAAGCGCAGGGCAGAGGTGACTTTGCCTATCGAAGATGACTTGCTTGAGATGCTGACACAACAGGAGCAGGACTTTGGCTTTCAACAGTACGTTGTTCCCCGCACAACGCCCGTACAGGGCGAGTACCACCCGTACAGCATGGAACGTCTATCGAAAGCTGGAAGGGCTGTCATGCGTGAAGCTGGGCTGTCTGAGGAACTACGCCTGATGGACTTGCGGCGTACTGGCACAACGCAAATGGTAGAGGCAGGTGTGCCTATGGGACAAATCATGTCGGTTACAGGACATAGTAATCCACAGTCAGTAAAACCGTACATGAAAAATACATACGCCAGTGCAAATAGTGCCTTGACAGCACGTAAGTCACATGGTAAAAGCACTTAACTGCCGCAACGAAAGTGAGTATATAATGAATAATATATATAACATTATAAGTGATATAGATGTACCCAATGGACAGACTAAACGTATGAACTGTCCTAATTGTGGTGGGTACAAGACCTTCACTGTTACTAACAACATGGGTAGCCTTGTGTGGAATTGTTACAAGGCATCCTGTAATGTAAGTGGCGGCAACCGTGTGCATCTCACAGTGGATGACATAAGGTCAGGCATAGGTAATGTAGCTGAGTTTGCCGATGAGACATTTGATATGCCATCGTACATCATACCACACAGAAACAAGCGTACTGTGCTTGCCTTCTGTTACCAGTACAAGCTAGACCCAGATGACTTGGGTGTGATGTATGATGTGAAGGATGACAGGATTGTATTTCCTGTAGTGCATGACGGTGTGACCGTTGATGCTACAGGCCGTGCCATTGGTAAGAGATTACCTAAATGGAAACGATATGGAAAAAGTGGCTTGCCTTACACCGTTGGGTGTGGTAAAGTCGCAGTTGTTGTTGAGGACTGTGTGAGTGCAGCCGTGGTTGGTGGCAAATCCTTTGTCGGGGTTGCGATACTTGGTACATCTCTACAAGAGTCGCATAAAGGGTATCTCGCACAGTTCTCAACAGCCGTAATTGCATTAGACCCCGATGCACTACCCAAGACTTTGCAGATGGCAAAGGAACTACGTGGTCACGTAAACGATGTTCGTGTACTACGTTTGAATGACGATTTGAAATATCGTAACCCGACAGATATGGAGAACTTATATGGAATTATCAATCATTAGAAGCCTAATGGATAAGTCATTCTACGATGACCATCGTGGTAGCAAATGCCCACCACGTTTGTTCAGCAAGGATGCACGTAAGATTAAAGAGGCTATCGACACAGCTATGGATAGGTATGAACGTACTGTCACACCCGATGAGGTTGAGGCATTGTTCATGGCTAACAATCCTACGCTGACTACAGCACAGAAGCAGGGCTACTCATCTATGTTCTCTTCTATCAAGCGTGAGCAGCCAATGGGTAGTGACATAGCACAAGAGGTGCTGTCTAAACTATTCCAGCAGGTTGTTGGCGAGGACGTTGCTAACATAGGCTTCGACATGGTGAATGGTGACAGTGCCACACTTGAGAAGCTACGCAACTTACTTGAGCGTTACGGTGATGACTTCATTCCTAACCTCAACATTGAGTGGGATGACATCACGATTGAAACCCTCATGGCAAAGGCTGAGTTGGAAGCCAAGTGGTCTTTCAACATACCATCAGTCACTCGTAAGGTGGAAGGTGTGTCTGGTGGTCAGCTTATAGAAGTGGGTGCTAGACCCAACACAGGCAAGACATCCTTCCACGCCAGCTTGATTGCTGCGCCGGGTGGGTTTGCACATCAGGGTGCCAAGTGTATCATCCTGTGTAACGAGGAGCCTACTCACCGTGTCGGCGCAAGGTACTTGACTGCTGCTGCTGGCATGACTGCACGTGAGGTGCGTGACAACATAGGCAAGGCCAAGGCACTGTATGAACCTGTGATGAACAACATCAGGATTAAAGATGCAGGTGGTCGTGACATGGCATGGGTCGAATCAGTCTGCAAGGCTAACAACCCTGACATTCTTGTGCTTGACATGGGTGACAAGTTTGGTGTGGCAGGTAACTATGCCAGACCTGATGAGGCACTCAAGGCTTGCGCCATCTATGCACGGCAGATTGCCAAGACATACGACTGTGCTGTATTCTATATGTCACAGTTATCTGCAGAGGCAGAGGGTAGGTCACAGCTTAATCAGTCTATGATGGAAGGCTCACGTACAGGTAAGGCTGCTGAAGCTGACTTGATGATACTGATTGGCAAGTCACCTAGTGTGGAAGGCCAAGAGGAAGACAGCCCATTGCGTCACATCAACATCGTGAAGAACAAGCTGAATGGCTGGCACGGTATGGTGAACGTAGAACTTAACTATCAGACTGCGAGGTACGAAGGATGAGGAAACAGTTTAGTGAAACCTTGCATGGCAAGCATGACAAACCTGCTCGTGTTCGTACTATGGAGTATATGCAGATACGAGGCTACGAGATATGGGAGAACCCTAATACATATGGACAGGACTTGATTGCGGAAGGCAGCAAGGGTAAGTTCTACGTGGAGTGCGAAGTCAAGACAGTATGGAGTGGCTCCGTGTTTCCGTATGATACACTACAGCTACCTGAACGTAAGTCTAAGTTCTTTGACAAGCCTACCCTGTTCTTTGTATGGAATAAGGAACTGTCTGATGCACTTATGTTTAAGTCGGAAGACATTAAAGACTTGACACCAGTAGAGGTATCTAATAAATATATAGCTTCTGGCGAGATGTTCTACCAGATTCCATTAACCCTGACAGGAAGAGTAAGGATGAGCAAATATGAAACTAACACTTGACGTAGAGAACACTGTCACCAAGCGTGATGGTAAGATGCACCTTGACCCATTTGAGCCTGACAACTCGTTGACTATGGTTGGCATGTTAGATGATACAGGTCGTGAACATCTTATATACTTTGACCATAATGACGTAGAACCTACGCCATACGGTCATGGTGTAGTTCAGAACGAACTAGATAAAGCTACCGTGCTTATCTGTCACAACGCAGCGCATGACTTGCTGTGGCTGTGGGAGTCAGGTTTCAAGTATGATGGGCCTGTGTTTGACACGATGCTTGCAGAGTATGTTCTGCAGCGTGGCATCAAAGAGCCATTGTCTCTTGAGGCTTGTGCAGAACGCTACGAGTTGGACACCAAGAAGCAAGATACACTGAAGGAATACTTCAAGCAGGGCTACAGTACTCGTGACATACCACACGATGAGTTGTCTGAGTATCTGTCTGCTGACCTTCATGCTACGCAGCAACTTGCTGACAAGCTGATGTATCGTTTGAATACACCAGCAGACAGTGGCCTACGTGGTACAGTAGACCTGACTAATCAGGTAGCTGTGTGCCTGTCACGTATCTACCAGCGTGGCTTTGCTGTTGACCTATCCAAGTTGGATGAGGTGCGTGAGGAGTTTGAGAATGAGAAGCAGCAACTGACCCATGACCTACAGGCTCATGTGCGTAAGCTGATGGGTGACACACCTATCAACCTCAACAGCCCAGAGCAATTGTCTTGGGTTATCTACAGTCGTAAGGTTGTTGACAAGCCGTATTGGGGCAACGCTATTGACCCATACATGGATGATGCAGACTTCCGCAGCTTGATTGCTGGCGGCACAGAGAAGATATACAAGACTAATGCAAAGCAGTGTAGTGACTGCAATGGCACTGGACAGATACGAAAGGTCAAGAAAGATGGAACACCATTTGCTAGAACAAATAAATGTACACGCTGTGATGGGGCTGGTTATCTTCTTATACCTGATGTGGAACTGGCGGGGCTAAAGTTCAAGCCGCCTTCAGCTAAGTGGGCAAGTGCCAATGGCTTTAGCACCAGCAAGCAGAACCTAGAGTTACTAGAGTCTGCAGCCAAGCAGCGTGGCATGGATGACGCTGTTGACTTCCTATACAAAGTGCGTAGGCTCAGTGCAGTAGATACATACCTATCGTCCTTTGTTGAGGGTATCAGTACATACACAAAGCAAGACGGTAAGCTGCATGTACGTTTGTTACAGCATCGTACAGCTACAGGTCGCTTCTCTGGTGCTGACCCTAACATGCAGAACATGCCACGTGGCGGCACGTTTCCTGTGAAGAAAGTATTTGTGTCACGATTTGCTGGTGGCAAGGTAATGGAAGCTGACTTCGCACAGTTGGAGTTCCGTGCTGCAGCCTACCTATCACAAGATGAGGTTGCTATTGAAGAAGTATCTACTGGATTTGATGTACACTCATACACCGCTAAAGTTATTACCGATGCTGGTCAGCCTACGAATAGACAGGATGCGAAAGCGCACACCTTTGCACCGTTATATGGCGCAACGGGTTATGGTAGAACCAAGGCAGAAGCAGAGTACTACACCCACTTCACAGACAAATACCAAGGTGTTGCCGCTTGGCATTCCCGACTGGCTAAAGAGGCTGTGAACACAAGAAAGATTACCACGCCCAGTGGTCGTGAGTTTGCGTTCCCTGATGTGGTACGTAAGCACACTGGACGTGTCTCACACTTTACACAGATTAAGAACTACCCTGTGCAATCGTTTGCTACAGCAGACATAGTGCCTATCGCATTATTGCACATTGATAGCTTGCTCAAGGGTATGCAATCGTGTATAGTGAACTCAGTGCATGACAGTATTGTTATTGACATACATCCTGACGAAGAAACACAGGTAATCAATGTCATACAACAGACTAATGATGCACTACCTTATCTCATCACCCAACGCTGGGGTGTTGAGTTCAATGTGCCTTTATTATTAGAGGCAAAAATAGGCCCGAATTGGCTTGACGTGAAGGACGTAATCTGATATAACTATGCATCTTACAACTGAAAAGGAGTTAATAAACATGAACGATATTACAACGATTGATACTAATAACTACGCTGAAATGGCAAAGGCTATGGGTCTTGCTAACGAGGCACCCGCACAGAAGAAACAGGGTATGTTCCTTGCTCGTCTGCGCATCAACCACACACCTATCCTTGGTTCAGATACCATCAAGGTCAAGGGTGGTACATACAAGCTGGAGATTCCTGATGGCCCTACGTACTACGCAGAGTCAGCAGTAATGCGTCCATTCCTACAACGCTTCATGTACAAGAAGTTTGTGATGGGCAATGGCGGCACACCTAATCGCTACGTCAAGACTGTTATGGCTGATACGCTTAACATGGACTTGAAAGATAACGATGGTGGCTTCAACTGTGGTAAGCCTTCTGGTTGGATTGAAGACTTCAAGTCCCTGCCAGATGCTACTAAGGAACTCATCCGTTCCATCAAGCGTGTACGTGTAGTGCTTGGTACAGTTGCGTTGGTTAATCCAAAGGATGCGGATGGTAATCCTGTAGACTTAGAAGCTACGCCATTCATCTGGGAAGTAGAGAACCGTGATGCCTTTAAGACTATTGGTGGTGTGTTTACACAGCTTGCCAAGATGAAGCGTCTTCCTGTGCAGCACAATGTTACGCTGAATACTGAAGAGCGTAAGCTGCCTAATGGTAATAGCTTCTACTTACCTAACACATCCTTGGACATCACTAACACAGTGGAACTCACACAGGATGACCAGACAAAGTTTGCTGACTTCATGTCGTGGGTTACTAACTACAATGAGTACATCATCAATACTTACGCAGAGAAAGCGTCAAGCAAAAACGATATGGACTTGGATGAAGTAGACATTGACGGTGTGGTTGATGTCGAGTTTGAAGAAGAGGTAGCATAATGAACCATCCTGCTGAACTGGCACTGCATCAGTATCTTGAGAACGCTGTAACAGGCAAATCAAGTATGTCACAACGGACAATCACACAGATTGGTCTTGATGTGATGGCTGCTGCAGCACGTCAGTTCGGTGGGGGTAACAAGCGTGACAAGTTCGGTCTACGTATGTCAAACGTAGGTAGGCCAACTTGCCAACTCTGGTATGATAAGAACAAGCCAGAGGTAGCGTTACCCTTTCCGACAACATTCGTAATGAACATGATGATTGGTGACATTGTTGAAGCAGTGTTCAAAGGCATCCTTAAAGAAGCAGGAGTTAAGTATGAAGACACGGATAAAGTTTCTCTTGACCTTGGTGACGATAGCGTTTCTGGTTCTTATGACCTCATCATTGATGGTGCAGTTGATGATATTAAATCAGCTTCAGACTGGTCATATAGAAACAAGTTTGAATCCTATGACACTCTTGCCAGCGGTGATGGCTTCGGGTATGTGGCTCAGTTAGCTGGCTATGCTAAAGCTGCAGACAAGAAGGCAGGTGGCTGGTGGGTAGTGAACAAAGCCAATGGTCAGTTCAAGTATGTACCAGCTACAGGACTAGACATAGATACTGAGGTGTCTAAGATTAAAGCTACCGTAGATAAAGTAAAGGAGAACAAGTTTGAAAGATGTTTTGAACCAGTGCCTGAGACTTTTCGTGGCAAGCCCACAGGTAATAAAGTCCTTAATGACGGATGCAGATTTTGTAACTACCGTCATGATTGTTGGGATAGTCTTACTGAGCGTCCATCTGTAAAGTCACAGGCAAA